CGTCGAGCACGATCGACATGAACACCGATTCGAGGATCGTCGTACCGGCCTTGCAGATCTCCAACGTGACGAGCCCGCCGGCGGCGCGTTGGCGGACCTGCACCTTGGCGTACACGAGGTAGATGTGGCCGGCGATGCCGGTGATCGAAACCGACATCGACGTCAGGTTTGTCGCCGACGTGCCGATGCCGGTCTGCGCGCCGGTCGTTGCCGCGCCCGACACCCATCCGATGTCCATCCCGCCGCCGGCCGGTGTCGTCCATTTGGTGTCGTAGTCGGTGCCGGAATTCTTGGCGAGCACCTGGTCGGTCGTGCCGCCGGCCGGCACCCCGACACCCGCCGCACCCGTCGCACCCGTCGACCCGGTCGGCCCGGTCGGCCCGGTCGGCCCGGCGGGGCCGGTGGGGCCGGGTGGGCCGGTGCCGCCGGCCGCGAGCGGCAGGTCGAGTTCGACCATGCCGGCCGTCGAACGCACCCAGACGGTGCTCATGGCAGTACCGCGTCGTGGATGGCGAGCAGGGTCGCGGCGGTAACCGCCGAGTTTTCGATGAAGCCGTGGGCAAGCCAACCGTTGAACGGGAACAGCGGCGGTTGCGACATGTTGGCGGCGGTGTTCGAGTTCGACAGACCACCCCACGACGTCTGCATCGACGGGTCGTTGGTCGACCCCGGGATCGACGTCGTCGAAGAGAACGCTTGCACACCGTCGACGTAGAACCGGAACGATGCCGACGGATTGAACACCGCGGAGAGCAGGTGCCAGTCTCCGTCGTTGGGGACGGTGCCGTTCGCCGATGTGTACGTCTGGCGTGTCTCACCCGGCCCCATCAGCTCGAACACCATCCCGCCATTGACGTTGACGTAGAACCAGTGTTTCCGGTTGGTCAGCGTCAGCGGTGCGTTGCCGTGCGCCGACAGCGTCATATGGCCGGCCTGCGGGAACGTGTTGGCGAACTTTGCGAACACTGACCATGTCATCGCGCCGGGCACACCGAAGTTGCCCGACACGGCTTGAGTGGTGAGCACGTCGCCGGTCGACGAGTTGAGCCGGACGGCGGTGAACGGATGCTGAGATTCGACGGTCAGGTTGGCGGCCGTCCCCGACGCGGTGTTGAAGTCCCGCATGTCGCGGCCGATCGATCCGTAGTCGTGGAACAGACCCGACGCGACCGCGTCGAGCGTGTGGTACATGAGCGGCGAGAGAGCGGTGATCTCTGGGATCGGGCCGACCGCGACGGGCGGTGCGACAAGGATGATCTCCCAGGCGGCGGCGTCGGTGATCCACGAGCCCGCCGGGAGCGTCATGCGCATCTGGTCGCGGATGCGGTCACCGATCGGCACCGTTGCCGCGGCTTCGAGGGCACCGTCGACGTACAGCACGAGGTCGCCGAACCCGGGATCATGGGTGAGCATCAGCTCGTATTCGGTGTTCCGGGCGAAGATCGTCTCACCTTCGACGGTGTAGATCAGGTGGCCGGTGGCGTTTATGTTGCCGTTGATCGTGAACCCGGCGGCGTCGGGGTCCGGCGCCGCCTCTTCGGCGACGATCGAGAACCACGCGCCGCCGTACTCGAACACTTTGGTTTCGGTCGCCGGTTGGGAGCCGATCATGATCCGACAACTAATCGTCAGGTCGTCGAACCCGGGCGGCGTCGTCGACACGATCTGATAGCCGACCAGTCCGGCGGTATCCGAACGCAGCACCGGGGAGGCGACACCGGGCACACCGGCGGCACCGGCCAGCGCATGCCCGGGGATCATCACATCGCCGGTGACGGCTTCGCGGATGATCCGGTTCGGGCACACCTCCGGCCAGTAGGCGATCAGGTCCGGGTCGTCGTACGGCGGGGTGTCGAGCCGGTCGGCGCCCATACAGCCGGCGACGAACGGGACGGTGATCTCGTCGGGCCCTTCGACCCCGGAACAATCCTCGTGCGACACGTAGCGGTACCACTGCTCCGGGTCCAACGTGTCCAAGTCGTAGTCGGGCAGCGTGAACGGTGCGGTCTCGTCGACACCGGAATCGACCAGGAACCACGGGTCGGCGCCGTCGACAGACCGCTCCAGCCGCCATTCGAGCACACAGCCGGGGCCGACCGGCGGCACGTCGTGGCGTTCGTCGGTCCTGAAGGTCACGGCCCGGATCGGCGAATAGTGCGTCGTGAGCCCGTCGACGATGCGCAACAAGCGCACCTGAAACTCGTAGCCCGTCTCCGGGTCGAGCCCATGCCACGTCAACCCGGTCAACGGGTATTCGACGGTCTGCCACAACGACGCCGGATTGATCAGCCGAATCTGAGTGTGCGTCGGCGTGACCGTCTGCGGCGGGTTCGTCCACGAGAAACTCGCGGCGACGTCGGACACGGCGAACACGATCAGATCTTCGACCGGGAACAGCGCGGTATCGAGTGCTGACGTCGTGTGAATGTCGACAAGCAACGACATCGACCAATCGGTGTCACAACCCAACGGACGCACCCGTTCGGTGTACGAGCGCAACCATCCGTCGCCGGACACTTCGAGCCCTTCGTCGGTGTTGCGATGCACAATCTGCACCGGGTCCAAATATTCGACCGACCCGGGGCCGGGGTGAAAGTTGGGGAGACGGATATTCGTGTGTAACGGGCGCGCTTCGATGGCGGCGTTAGCGCGTAGGGCGAGCATGTCGGCGGCGACGACACCGTTCGGCGCCAACCATGCGGCCTGGTGTGTTTTGCGGTCGAAACGTTGGATGCTGACGGGGTCGTCGTCGTCGAAGAATGGGCCGGTCGGGTCGTCGATCTTGACGTGGTTGACGATCCATCGGTCGGTGGCGTCGAACCCGAACGAATCGACCGACGGGGTATCGACCGCGTAGGCGGCATGGTCGGCGCCGGGATACTCGCCGGGTGGGCCGCCCTGACATGCCCACCACGCAAAGTAGATCGTCGGCCGGTCGGTCCACGGGGTGCCGGTCGCGCCGGCCGCGAACGCGGCGGCGTGGAACGTGTCGCCGACGCGGGGTCTGACGATCATCTGGCCGAGCCGGTTCGTGTACCACACCAGCCCGGCCGGGTCGAGAATCGTGTCGAGCTCGTTGATCGCCGATGATGCGGCGGGCCGGTCCGGCAACGTGAGGATCGGGCCGGGGGCCGACGTGAACTGTGCGCCGTACATCAGGGTTCCGTACGGCCACCCCGAATCTGAGAGCACGTTCAAGAAACGGTCCGACCAGTTCTCTTCGGTGCGGGCGGGGATCGGCACGTTGACGAGCGACGACATCGTGTCGCGGGCCGTCACCCGGTGGATGCGGACCTTGCCGGCGCTGTAGGCGGCATCACCCCACGATTCGACTTTGCAGGTGAACCGCGGGTTCCACGCGTTGACGACACCATCCAACACGAGAATGAACCCGGAACGGATCAAGAGACCGGGGCCCAGTTCGACGTGGACACCGAACGTCGCCGAGTTGTCCGGGTTCCACGGCGCCAACGCGTCGGTGCCGCAGTACAGGTCGAGCGTGGCGACTGAGGCGCGGTAGCGGCCCTGGTAGCCGTCGGCGCCGCGGGTGTAGTCGTAGCCGGTGAACAAACCGTCGACGGTGGTGACGTCATGCCATGCGACGGCGGTGCCCAGACCGGGGTCAGCGATCTCCACGACGTGGCGCCATTCGCCGGCGGTGTGCACGAACCCGGCCGGCACGCCACGGGTAGCGGCCGGGGCGGCGGCGACGAGTTCGGCGATCGTCGTCACGGCCCGGTACGCATCGAGTTGCGCACGATGTACTGATTACCGAGCGACTGGTGCACGTCCGGTGTGCCGGGCGGCAGAAACACGTTGGTTGTGAGCGCGGCGCGCCGGTCGGCGTTCGTTTCGATGATGGCGGCGATGCCGGCGGCGGGGGCGTGCCCGAAGTCGGCGGCGGGGCCGGTGGCGCCGAACACGGCCCGGCGCGCCTCGTAGTTCTTCTCGGCTTCGGTCAGATCTTCGACTTCCTGACGCAGCAGAGCAACGATGTCTTTCTGCGCGTCGGCCGACAGGGTGGTCTGTTCGAGCCCTTCAATGAACCGTTGCTGATCGGCGGCCGATCCGGCGATGATCGACGTCCATTCGTCAACTTTGATGTTGGCCTGCGCGAACGATTCGGTCAGATCCTTCGTCTCGGCGGACGCGTCGCCGAGCAGTTGCCCGAAGATTCCGATACTGGACTTGAGATACCACTTCGAATCGATCTCACCGAGCACGTTCTCCAGTCGGGTCTGTTCGCGGGTCAGATCCAAGGTGATTTTGCCGACGTCGGTGAGCTGGTCGGCGTATTCGGCGGCGGCGTCACCGCCGGCCATCAGGGCGTCGGTCCACCGTTCCTGTGTTTCGGCGGACCGTTTCTGTGATGCCTCGAAGCGGGCCATGACGTCGCCGAACGTCTTAACCGCCAGGGCGACCGCGGCGATCGGCCCGGCGACGGTCGCGAAGCTGGACAGGACCGAACCGAGTTTCTCGCCCGACGCGCGGGCGTCGGCCATGTACTCACCCATCTGGCCGATCGCGACGCCGGCCGAACCGGCGACCCCACCCAAACCGGCGACGTCCTGGGATGCGTTGCCGACCATGTTCGCCAACACCGACTTCGACGAGTCCGCCGACTTACCGAGCTGGTCGATATTCCCCGTCGCCGACGTGGCGTCGACCTTGATCGTGGTCGTCTCACCTTCGAGCGCCGCCATCTTCGCTTCGACCTTTTTCAGGTCGTCGGTCGCTTCGTCGTTGGCGACGATGTCAACTTGGACTTTCGGGTTGGTTGCCATCAGCGGTTCAGCTCGAAGCGGACGAGCCCGCCGACGATGTCAGGAAACCGGATCTGTGCCTCAGCAACCAAGCGGTTCCAACGTCGATCACCCGACGTACCGCGCTGTATGTGGATCTGTTCGAACATCACCCCGGGCGCCGCGCCTTTGATGCTGAGCGCTTCGGCCCGTCGGGGGCGCACCCAATAGTCGCCGCGCCGGCCGTAGGACTTGATTGACCAGCACGACACCGGCACCCCTTGGATGACGGCGACGTTGGCCCGTTGCGCCTTGCGGCGTTTCTTGACCTTGATCGTGAGACGGCGTTTCTTGCCGAACCACATCATCCGCCCACCGATCTGTTGCGAACGCGGCACCATCCATTCGAGCAGGTCCGTAACGGCCTGGTCGGGCACGCGGCCCAACTGGCGCGTCAGGGCTTTCATCTGTGCGGCCCCGGTCGCCATGACCGGGCTATGCGTCGAGCAGAACAGCCGGGACGACGGTCGGCTTCGCCGGGCATGACCAGCGTTGCGTCGTGACCGCCCACGCCGCGCCGGCCGGACCGCCGAACGCGGTGGCGGTCACGAAACACGACCCGGTCATCGATGGCACCGTGGCCGGGTTCGACGACGTGAATTCGAAGTCGCACAACGCGCCGTCGTTGTCGTACGCGAACTGTGACAGCGACGGGGTGTTGCCCCAGTCCTGCACGAACGAGATGACGACCGCCCACGACGAGGCGCCAGGGGTGTCGTGCGGGGCGCCGCAGTACGTCCCGGGCGTGGTCGTCGTGTTCTGCGTCGGTTCGACCAGGATCTCGGTGATCTGGCAGGCGTAGTCGACGAGCGGGGTCACACCGGCGAGCGCGATGCTGATCGTGCCTTGGTTGTTCGGGTTGATCTCATAGGTGGGCATACAGGGGCTCTCCAATCAGCAAAGGTCGACGTCGGCGGTGAACGTGACCGGGATGGTTCGCGACAGGGCGGGCGGTTCGCCAGTGTCCGCGCCGCCGGTGGCGGCGAAGACGAAAGGGCCGTCGAACTGCACTTGGGATGGGATCAGCGACCGCAACACGACCGCTTGAAGGTCGGTCAGTAGTTCGTACTGTTCGACCTGATTGTTGCGTGGGACGATCACCGTTACGTCGAACCCGTAGCGCACCGTCCGGTTACCGGCCGCGAGCACGTCGTCAGATGGGGCGAGCACGACACATGGGATGGTCGACAGCGGGGTGCCGGGTGGCACGACGGGGATCTTGGGGTGGCCGGCTTCGACGAGTCCGTCACCGATCAGCTTGATGACGTCGGCGACGTTCACGCCACCCCCCACGACACCGTGAGCCGGTCGAAGTAGTGATGCCAATGCCGGTAGATGTCCTCCGGGGTGAAGATCGGTTCGAACGTGTTGTCGCCGACCGCGGACTGCGCACCGTTCGGCGCGTACTGGTCGAGATACAGGCGGGTCGCGAAACCGACCATCCCGTTGAACGTCAACGCGTCGCCCGGCACCGGGCCCGGCGGCTCCAGATCGGCGAGCCCGGTATAGGTGGCGACGTATTCGATCGCGGCGGCGACCGCCCGGCCGACGACAGGGTCATCGGCCGGGCGGTGAAGGTTGGTCGCCACATCGGCGGCGACCAACACCGGATCGAGGTCGGCCATCAGCTCTTCTTCGACGAGCGGGTTCCGCCGTTGTCGTCGTCTGACATCAGGGCGGGGACACCGGTGGCGTTCAACTGCACGATGCCCTTTGGTAGGTGAATGGCGAACGCTCCGAGTCCCCACACGGCGATATTTCGGCCGAGCTTTTCGACGTCCTCCGCTTCGACGGCGGCGGGTCCATCTTCGAACCATGACGCGGCCTCCGGGTTCGACACGAACAGTTCGCCGGTCGGCAGATACGGGTCATGGATCACTTCGATCCCGTTGACATTGACGCGCAGCGACGCGGCGTCCGCGGTACCGGAAACGTTGGTGGTGCCGTAAGCGACGGGGAACAGGGTCCCCATCCCGCCGATCTTCACGAAAACATCGGTTGCCGCGAGGGCGAACGCGGCCGGCTGACCGGTCGCGGCCTGCACCGCCACGGACGCGGCGAACAGGGCGGACCGCAACGCCGAACCGGTGGTGTCGGTCGCCACGTCGTACACGAGTCCGATCCCGCCGATCAGCGCGGCGGCGGCGGCGACGTCGGTCACCGCGGCGTAGGCGTTGTACATGATCCGCAGATAGGCGTCGCGGTACGACGGGTCGGAACGCTTGAGAAGCTGGTACGAAACGTCGCTGCCACCGGCGTATGTCTCCAGCGTCTTCGTTCCCTTTTTCAGGTCGACACGGACACTGGTGATGGCGGCTTTCTCAGCGGTCTGTTTGGCAACCAACGTCTTGATGTCACCGTCGAAATAGGGCCAGTTGACATCCATCCCGGACGGGCCGGGGCTTTCGACACCGAACGCCGAAATGGTGGGGCGGCCACGTTCGATGATCCCGAACACCGTCGACAGCCACGACGGCGGCATCACCCCCGGGTTGTTGGTGGTGATCTGATCGGCCAGCGCCCGCTTCAACAGACCGTGAGTTTCGGGGACGACGTGCGCTTCCGCGAACGCGTCGGCCAGCGACCGGAACCGGGCCAACGGATGCCCGGTATCGGTCCCGGCGGTGTGGGCGATGATGTCGCGCCGCACGATGTCGAGTTCGCGGTTCAACACGTCGACGGTCAACACGTCGCCGGCGGGTGGCGGCGTGTCGACGTCGGGCGGCTCAAGGGTCGGGGTGTCGGTGATCGGCATGATGGTTACTCCTGGTGTCGGGTTTTCTCGTACGGCGAGAATCGGTGAGTCGTGGGCGGGTCGGAACGCGAACGCCAAACCGTGCACGATCGACCGGGTACGGGTCAGGATCCCGCCGGCGTCGGCGGCGTCGACGGCTTCGATTTCCATCGACACCGACCGGGTGACGCCGGCGTCGATCAGCGCCAGCGTGTCGTTGCCGGCGATCGTGTGGGCGATACGCAGCTCGACGGTCGGGCCGTCGGCGCCGGCGTTGAACGTGTCGGGCAGGGCACGGCCGATCAGGGAACCTTCGTGACGGTCGGCAACATGGACGTCGGCGGCGAGCTCCAGCGAGCCGGGCGGGTACTGCTCGCGGTAGCTGGTGCCGTCGGGGTCGACGACGACACGCGGATCATTCCACCGGCACAACCGGACGGTGACGGTGCGACCGTCGACGTCATGGCCGACGACTTCGACCGGCGCCTCACGCAACAACCATTCGGCCACAGTCAGATCCCTTCGACGTTGGCATCGATCGGCACCGGCGCCGGGTCCGGTTGGGTCGGGAGCCCTTCGAGGGCGCGGACTTCGGCGACAGTGTGGATGCCGGCGGCGATCGACCCGGCATACGTCTCGACCCGCGACGCGAAGTCCATGCGCAGAATCGACGACGTGTCGAACGTCGCTTCCTGGCCGCGTGGCAACAGATCGGTGAACGAGGCTTCGATCCGCGACAAGTAGCCGGGCATCAACGACAGGGTCAGCCAGCGGCGCAGCTCGTCGAGCGTCGTCGAATACGTCAGCGAAGACTGCGCTTCGACGTTGAGCAGGGACGGCGGGATCAGCATCACCCGGGCGGCGACCGCGTCCAAGTAGTTGACCATGTCCAACAGCAGGGCGTCGGCGGCCGACATCGGCGCAAACGTTTCGAGTTCGATCCCGCCCGACAGGAACGCCGGCCGGCGGGCGGCGCGCGCCGCCTCCCATTGCAACATAAACTTGTCGGACTGCTCCTTGGTGTAGCGGGCGGCGTGTTTCAGCGCGTACGGCGGCACCTGGGCGGTTTGGTCGTAGTACGACGACGCGAATTCGTACATGCC